GACCGCAAAAGATTTCTAGCGACAGAATTATTTTGAATATTGCAATAATAGGGATAATAATGACACAGACTGTTGCACAAAAGGCAAAGAAACCAGTGGGAAGGCCACGCATTGAAGACGCCGACTACAACGCCGCACGCGCACGCAAAATGGAAGCAGACGCGCAGATGGCCGAACTGGAACTGCTGCAAGCTAAAGGCAAGCTGGTGCCAGCCGAAGATGTTGCCGGTGCGTGGACTGACGTGTTAACAGCAATGAAAGCGCGGTTGCTGGCATTGCCATCTGTTTGTGCGCCGGTCTGTGTAACTGAAACCGAACTGGCAACCGTTCAAAGCATTTTAGAAAACCAAATCAGGGAAGCACTTGATGAACTATCAGCTTACCAACCACACAACCACGCTGGACGCACAAGCGTCACTGATGGCGGTGATAGTGGGGGCAATGCAGACGCTAAAGCCACCGCCGCGCCTAAGCGTGGGAGAGTGGGCAGACCGCGAAAGGCGACTGTCATCGGAAGCTAGTGCCGCTGCTGGCCGCTGGGTGACATCACGCGCCGAATATCAGCGCGGCATTATGGACGCAATCAGCGATCCGCGTTTGCGTGACATTGTGGTAATGGCTGGCGCACAAGTTGGCAAAACCGAAATGCTGTTGAACGTCATCGGCTTCCACATCCACCACGACCCGTCACCGATACTGCTTGTGCAGCCGACGCTGGAAATGGCACAGGCATTTAGCAAAGACCGGCTTGCGCCTATGTTGCGCGATACGCCAGCACTTAAAGGCAGCGTCAAAGATCCGCGCAGCCGCGACGCAAACAACACGACAACGCACAAGGTCTTTACCGGCGGTCATATCAGCTTGGTCGGGTCGAACAGTGCCGCTGGCTTGGCATCGAGGCCGATCCGCGTGGTTTTGTGCGATGAGGTTGACCGCTACCCGCCATCTGCCGGTTCTGAAGGTTCTCCGATCCTATTGGCCAGAAAACGGTCAGCCACGTTTCACAACCGCAAAATGGTAATGGTTAGCACGCCGACCAATAAAGGCGCATCGATGATCGAAAGCCAGTATGAAGAGAGCGACAAACGTCAGTATTTTGTGCCGTGTGAAGATTGTGGCACAGTGCAGACGCTGAAATGGTCGAACGTCAAATGGGAAAAAGACAAGCCGGAGACTGCATATTATGCGTGCGAAGCGTGCGGCAGTGTCTGGGACGATGCAAAGCGCAACAGATCGGTGCGGAAAGGTGAATGGGTGGCGACTGCTGATTTTACCGGCGTGGCTGGTTTCCACATAAACGGGCTGTATTCGCCTTGGACAATGCTGGCAGACGCAGTGCGCGATTTCCTGATAGCTAAAAAAGCACCGGATACGCTGCGAGTGTTTGTGAATACATTTTTGGCAGAAACGTGGGAAGATGCTGGCGAAACAGTTGGCGACATCCGCTTTGATGACCGCGAAGAGGAATTTGGCGCAAACATACCAGATGAAATCGTTGTCATAACGGCTGGCATTGATGTGCAGGATGACCGGCTGGAATTGGAACTGGTCGGATGGGGACGCGATGAAGAGAGTTGGTCGCTAGATTACAAAACGCTGTATGGCGACCCGTCAACGCCGCATCTGTGGAATGATCTGGATAACATCTTAAAAGCCAGTTACACGACTGAAAGCGGTCGTCAGCTTGGTATCCGCGCCGCGTGCGTCGATAGTGGCGGCCATTACACGCAAGCGGTGTATAACTTTGTCAGACCACGCGAAGGTCGCCGGATATTTGCCATCAAAGGTATGGCCGGTGAACAGCGACCGCTTGTTGGCAGACCGTCAAAAAACAACATTGGCAAGATAAAGCTGTTTACGGTCGGAACGTTTCCCATTAAGGAATTGATTTTTTCGAGATTAAAGATACAATCTAGTGGTGCGGGCTATTGTCATTTTCCGGCGGGGCGTTCTGACGAATACTATCAGCAGTTGGCTAATAGTGAAAAAATCGTCACAAAATATCAAAAAGGTTTCCCACGCCGCGAATTTGTAAAGACAAGAACCCGCAATGAAGCACTTGATTGCCGCGTTTATGCTTATGCTGCGTTGTGTATCTTGTCGCTGAATATTAACGCTGTTGCCGATAGGGTCGTGAATGCGCCGGAACCAGAGACAGAACCGCAGCCGCAGCAGCCAAATCCACTTGCCCGCCGACCACGGCAAGGCGGCTTTGTCAATTCTTGGCGGTAAATAATGGCAAATAGATTTGATATAGATCAGGCACCGGACGGTGAAACACCCGAAACCATCGTCATCGGTGATTATCTGCTATGGAAACGCAGCGATCTCGTTAGCGACTATCCGCTGGCAACGCATTCAATGGAATATGTCGCACGGATTACCGGCGGCGGCAACACCGAAATTAAAGTTGCAGCAACCGAACAGAACGGCACTTATGTGTTTGAGGTTGATAGCGCAACGTCAGCCGCATACGCTGCTGGCTTTTATCACTGGCAATTAGAGGTCACAGAAACCGCGTCTGGCAACCGTGTTGTGCTAGAGCGTGGCACGTTTACAGCGGTTGAAGATCTTGACACAAATGGTGCAGACCCACGCAGTCACGCTGAAATAATGATCACCAAGATCGAAAGCATTTTGTCAGGCAAGGCAGATGCTGACGTGGCAAGCTACAGCATCAACGGCCGGTCACTAACCAAGATGTCATTTGAAGATCTGATCAATGCGCGTGATTTTTACCGTAAAGAATACGCCAAAGAACGGGCAAAAGAACGTGCAGACGCCGGTGAAAACACTGGCCAGACTGTGCTAGTGAGGTTTTAACAATGGGCGTTTTTGATTTTTTCAAAGCAAAACCAAAGACACGCAAGATGGCGCGTGCTTACCACGGGGCAGATACCGGCAGATTATTTAGCGATTTCATCAGCAGCAGCCGGTCAGCCGACAGTGAAATCAAACCATCACTGCGTATATTGCGGGACAGATGCCGCGAAATCAGCCGTAATCACCCATATGCCAAGCGTTATTTGCAGATAATGACGACCAATGTGGTCGGCGCAAACGGCATCCGCATTCAAGTGCGGAAACGCAATGATGATGGATCGCTTGACAGTGTTGGCAACCGGATCATCGAACAGGCTTGGCAGCAATGGGGTCGCACCGGCTTTTGCACAGTTGACGGGCGTATTTCGTGGAACCAAGCGCAGCGGCTGTTTCTGGAAACGCTCGCACGCGATGGTGAAGTGCTTATTCAGAAAATCAAGAACCCTGCTGGCAACCCGTTTGGCTTTTCGCTGAAATTTCTGGAAGCTGACTATCTTGATGAAGGCTATGATGCGCGGCTGAACAACGGCAATGAGGTGCGTATGGGTGTCGAATTAGACAAGCGCACCGGCAAGCCGCTAAATTATTATCTGTTTGAGGATCACCCGCATCACGATCAAGGTTATGGCAGCAAAACAAAACGCCATCACAAGATCGTATCAGCCGACCAAATCATTCACTGCTATATGCAAGAGCGTGCCGGTCAAACACGCGGCGCACCGTGGATGTCAAACGTATTGTCACGGCTAAAGATGCTGGATGGCTATGAAGAAGCCACGCTAGTAAATGCGCGGGTGGCAGCTTCAAAGATGGGTTTCTTTACCAGTCCCGAAGGTGATGGCTTTATCGGCGATGATTATGACAATCACGCGCCGATAATGGACGCATCACCTGGCACTTTCAGTCAGTTGCCGCAGGGTATGTCGTTTCAAGCATTTGACCCGTCATCTGGCACCGAAAGTTTCGATGAATTTGAAAAAGCCATTCTGCGCGGCATAGCGTCAGGGCTTGGTGTCAGCTATGTTTCACTGGCAAACAATCTTGAAGGTGTCAGCTATAGCAGTATCCGGCAAGGCACCATCGAAGATCGTGACCATTTCAAGATGATCCAGCAATTTATGATCGATCAGTTTATTGATCCGATATACCGCGCTTGGCTAGAAATGGCGATCACAGTTGGCCGCATCAATCTGCCGATGGGCAAATATGATCTTTTTGCTGACCAAGTGATATACCGGCCACGCGGTTTTGCGTGGGTTGATCCGGCTAAAGAGATCAACGCCAGCGTCACCGCACTAAACAACGGCATCGTCAGCTTGCAAGACGTTCACAGCCAGTACGGTCGTGACACCGAAGAGATCTTTGAACAGATCAACCGCGAAAGCGAACTAGCAGACCGTTATGGCATTGATACAGCGTTTCAACCGTTTGGCCAGAAACTGCCAGCACAACCATCAATAGACGTGGGGCGTGAAGACGATGCCGAAATATAAAGGCGTTGAGGTAAATCTGCGACCCACTGCTGGTATGGCTGCTGAAGCCAGAAAGTTTTTTAAGTGGCGCGAAGAAGGCAACAAGGGCGGCACAGCCGTTGCAGTTGCGCGTGCGCGTCAGTTGGTAAACCGGCAAGAACTATCGCCGGAAACAGTGCGCCGGATGCACAGCTTTTTTAGTCGGCACGAAGTTGACAAGCAAGCTGAAGGGTTCAGCGCGGGTGAAGATGGCTACCCGTCAAAAGGTCGCGTTGCTTGGGCAGCGTGGGGCGGTGATGCCGGACAAACTTGGGCAAGGGCAAAGGACGCTATGTTAGATCGTATTGATGAAGGCGAACGCGCTGCACCAGATGCGCTTTCGATTGGTGATTTTGTGTCGTGGGGGTCATCCGGCGGCACTGCACGCGGCGAGATTGAACGCATTGAGCGTGATGGATCGATCAATGTGCCTGACAGTGATTTCACAATTACCGGCACGCCAGATGATCCGGCGGCATTGATACGCATATATCAGCGCACAGATGAAGGCTATGAAGAAACCGACCGGCTAGTTGGTCACAAGTTTAGCACATTGACCAAGATCAGTGCTTTGAGGTATCTTGATGGCGGAGATAAAGCAATGGATAGACACATACAAAACATCACAGAAACCGATGAAACGGTGACAATCACGTTTGGCAAATCAGACGCGCCGGTCACTGAAACTACTGGTTACGATGAAGATGATGAAATGGAACGCTTTGATCGTGGCGAGTTAGTATTTCGCGCCGCTGCTGGTGAAATGGTTGATGAAGATGACCGCCGCGTGCGTATGTCACTGTCATCCGAAGAGCCAGTTGAACGGTCATTTGGTTATGAGGTTTTGCGGCACAACCGCGAAGCAGTGGATTTGTCACGGATGAACAGCGGCCACGCGCCATTGCTGTTAGATCACGATATGACAAAACAGATTGGCGTTGTCGAACGCACTTATCTTGATGAAGCTGACCGCAGACTACGGGCAGTTGTGCGCTTTGGAAAAGGTGCGCTTGCAAGAGAGGTGTATGATGATGTCAAAGACGGTATCCGATCCAATGTGTCTATTGGTTATCAGATACGTCAAATGGAAGATAAGAGGTCTGACGGGACGGTCGGCATCTCTTCGTGGATTCCATACGAAGCAAGCATTGTGAGCGTGCCAGCCGATGCCGGTGTGGGTGTTAATCGCAGTGCTAATGTTGAACCAGTGATCAAAGATAAGGAGACACCAAAAATGTCAGAAATTGATCAAAATGAGATCCGCGAAGCAGCCGCCGAAGCAGCCAAGCGCGATTTCCAAAAGAATGCCAGCGAGATCATCAATCTTGCTGTGAAGCACAACCGCCGCGATCTGGCT